GGGCAAATACGGATTCGGAATCAAGGCCGTGGATTCGCTGGGGCGTGAGCATGTTTATGCTCACATGCGGGCCGATCCAGCCGAGTCACACGGCATACAGCCAGGACAAAAACTTTCGGCGGGGACGCCGATCGGATTAGTGGGGCAAAGTGGAAATGCACGAACGACCCCGCCTCACCTTCACTACGAAGTGAGGCCAAGCGTTGGCGCTTATTCCAGTTCGTATGATCCTGAAAAATTTCTCAAGGGGTCCACGGCGCCAGAGGGCTATAATCGTTTGCTAGGAAAGGGTGGCGAGCAGCGGGACACGTCTGGTTTCGACGCTGACGAACTACAGCGCGGGCGAGGCGCCATGGATCGCTCAATGAATGGCGGCACGACCAGGGTGGAGGGTAGCGGAAAAATCACGGTTGACGTCAATGCGCCGAAGGGTACGAAAGTTGGCGCGGAAGGCGGGGGCCTGTTTCGTGACGTCGAGGTAAATAGACAAACACAAATGGAGCCAGCGTCTCAGGGGCCGAGTAACAACGAGGAATAATCAGTGCCAAAATTTGTTGATCTATCAAATCAGAAGTTTGGCACCGTCAGTGACGCGTGGTTGGTGCAATACAACTTGGCCCCAACCGCAGTTGTCGACTGGTTAAGGCTCTAATCCCGGAAGCTCGTCCGCGGCTGGTCCTTGCACGGCCACGCTTCCTTGAAGGCAAGACCCAGGAGTTCGACTGCGTCATCATGCCGATCCCTGGGATTGCGCTTGATGTACTCCTTCGCCACGTCTACCAGTTGTTCGGCTTGAACGGTGGCCGGGATGCAAATCAATGCCGTATCTGGCCTCAGTGTCCGCCAGATGTTGAACCCATCGCCCACGCCGCGCGTATATCCAAAGCAGTAACCCCAGCGTTGAGTGCCCATCGGCGCGCTGCAGTAGCTGGCCCAGTCATTGCCCGAAATGGCGGGCGCGGCGCTCGCTGCGATCGGCGACAAGGCCAAGGCGGCGGCGAGGATGGTCGTCTTGATGGTGTTCATTTTATCGCCTCATGATCCAGTTCGTGCTGCTGCAAAATGATTTTGCGCCTATGACTAGAGTGTAAGCCCCGCTTACAGCTAATGCAAGTAACGATATATTACAGGGTTCCCGTCCAGAACAGCTTGCAATCGTTGAGGTATTCGCCTTGGCTATCACTGATATTCACAACCCCTGGCGGGACGACCTTGTCCCGGCGTACTTTCGGACGGCCCTGTTCCACGTGGCCGCGCATAGCAAGGAAAACGGGCGGCGGATCGTGCTGCATGAATTCCCCAAGAAGGACCTGCCGTATGCCGAGGACATGGGGCGCAAGGCGATTGAGTTCACGGTGCACGGCTACTGCATCGCGTTTCCTCGGGACACAACGATCCCGCTCTATCAGCGCGACTATCGGATTCCCCGCGATTTGCTGATTGCCGAGTTGGAGAAGGAGGGCGCCGGCATCCTTCAAATGCCAGAGCTACCGGCGATGTCGGTTGTCTGTCCACGGTATCGCGTGACGCATCAGGAAAAGCTCGGCGGTTACTGCGAGTTCGACATGGTGTTCGTCGAGGCGGGTAAGGTGCCGTTTGCCCCCACGGTCAACAGCACGGCCGACCTGCAAGCAAAGGGCAACGTGCTGATGGATCAGATTCAGAACGGCTTACGCAGCAGCTTGGATGCTCACGCGCGCGGTGAATAAAACATGCTCAAGGTTGAAGCTGAAGAGGCCGCGGCCATTGTCGAGCGGATGTTAGATGCGCTATCGAGCACCGCGTCGGCTCGTGGGCGTGCAGGCTCCAATCTTCGCACTACCATAGGTGAGTTGCGCGCTGAGGCGGTCGCGTCATTACAAGACGGTTCGATCGGCGTTCGCTTGGGTGAGTGTTTCGAGTCCGCCCGCTTGGCTGGGGCAACGCTCGGAAAGATGGCGCGAGTTCGGGAGGGGATCCTAGCGGAGACCCCCGCCAATCTCCCCGCGGCATTGGTTATGGAGGCCGGCATTGGTTTGTGTCTGGTGATTGAGAGCAGAATACTCGTCAGAACTAGATTTACAAGTCGGCAGGATGTCGACGCCATCAAAGTTCTGATGAATGACGCATTCAACGTGGCAGAGGAATCCGCCGCCGACATCATGGATGCGGCTCGATATCGCGCGGTCGTGCAGTTACATGCGGCCGTCATCTTTCATCTGACAGAGACGGCTCGGCCGCTGCCGAGAATGGTGCGCTTCAATTTTGCGGCACCAATGCCGACGCTGCTGTTGGCACAACGTTTGTACTATGACGGCGGGCGAGCCGACGAGCTTAAAAATGAGAACAAAACCGTTCACCCCGCTTTTGCGCAACGCAAAGGCCGGGCTCTTTCAGCTTAGGATAGAATCATGCCGAAGCCGGAAGAGGTAGCCACGCTCGTAGTGCGTGGGAGAGAGTTCAGCGACTGGCTCACAGTTTTTATTCAAACCCGCTGGTATGATGCATTTCCGATCTGCAAGTTTACCTGCGCCGAACGGGACCAGATGCCACAGGATTGGACGAAGCTGCAGTTCAAGCCGGGGGACTCGTGCAACATCTATCTCGGCGGACAATTAGCGTTCACGGGCCTTCTTGTTACGCGACAAGTTGCATACGACGCGGGCAATCACAGCACCATGTTGCTTGGGAAAGGTTGGACGTGGTGGCCCACTCGTTCTAGCATTCGAACCAAAACCGGAAGCTTCGACGGCTTTAATTTTGTGCAGGTTGCACGAAAGGTGTTGGCGCCATTTGCGGTAAACATCAAAATTATCGGCGCCCCCAATCCCTTGCCATACAAGCGACTGCAGAATGAGCCTGGGGAGAAGGTCTGGGATTTTTTGGAACGTATTGCGCGGCCCCGCGGCATTGTGCTGGGGAGTGATGAGCAAGGTAACTTTCTGATCATCGGCGATCACGTCGGCAGCGTGGGTTCCGTTGATGAGACACCCGCCACGTTTGACGAGCGTTTCGGTAAATTTGTTGATGATACGGTGCTGGAAGGCGCGGGAGTGCCTAACGCACAAGTGGTCGATCAACTGATCGAGGGCGTGAACATTCTGCGTTGCCAATGCATCATATCGGTTGATGATATTTTTCTTGACTATTCCGTGCATGGCCAAACTCCCGCGAGCGATGAGCAGCACGGGGCGGCAGCGAGCGAGCAGGAGGCGAGTGTCGGTGGGTCGGCCGACAGATATACGTCGCTGTTAACGGTTGCGGAACAACCCGTATGGAATCTTGCTGAAATTATGGATCGGGCGAAGAACGAGGCCGAGTTTCGCGAAGCTACAATCATTGACGCATTCATAACTGTGCAAGGGTGGCTTCGGGCGAATGGTGACTTATGGCGGGCTGGCGATGACGTGTACGTCAAAACGCCAATGGCCATGTTGGATATGGTCATGAAGATAGCGTCAGTAACCCAGACGCAGGACATACAGTCGGGGACATTGACGACACTGGAGTTGGTGCCGCCGTGGTTGCTCAAGGATCGCATTAATTTCGGTGTGTTTAGACCTGGGGTGCCGCAGGAGCCGGGGGCCGCAAAGAGTGGCCCGGACGCATTCCAGACACCGCCGCCCCCCGATGCGCCGCCCAACCCACAACCCCAGTTGGGTGAGGTTGAAATCGGGCCACTAGAAATACAGCGGCCATAATCGTAGTCCTGTTTTCTTTCATAGGGTCCCCTCATGCATCGAATGACTCCGCTCAATTCCGCCTATCGAGCGTTCACATCCGGCGGCGCACGTTCCGTCGTCGATAAGGCCGACGACAAGAAGCTGATGCAGGAGATGGGCGGCAACATGATGGCGAACGAGTCTAGGACCAAGATCGAGTCGCCGCAGAATTACGGGTTCACGTCCGTGGTTGCAAAGGCGACGAAGGGACAGGACGGCAAACTGCAGGGCGCCGAGACCTTTATCTCGTTCATGGGTGGCAATCGGTCGTTCCCTGTCGCCGGCAATATGGATGACAGGCGGCACCGGCTGAAGGAGTTGGAAGAGGGAGATACTGCGATGTTTGGCCAGCGTGAGTGGGGCCAGCAATTCCATATCAATAAAGACGGCATGTTTATGTCGGGAAATAAGGAAAAGTCGAAGATTAAAATTCAGATGGTCGAGAACAACAAGGACGACCAGCAACAACAGCAGCAGCAGGCCAACGGCGCTGGCGGCGGCACAAGTGGCGGCGGCGCGCAACAGTCGCAGGCGAAGGGGCAGAAGAAATTATTCGATAAGGAGTCCACGACCTACATCGAGATGGACAAGGACTCGACGATCACGCTCACGCGCGGGGACTGCAAGGTGATTATTGAGGATAAGAAAATCATTTGCCAGTGGCAAAGCAACCTCCACTCGATGCTGGTCAACAATGAGCATGTCCACATCAGATGGAAAGACTACCGGATATTTGTCGATGAAGACGGGTGCCATTCGACGCATCCAATAACGATTAAGTCTGATCTGCACGACCAGCAGTGAGAGAACGCACGGCCCGCTCGCTGATAATGTGCGCAAAAGTAACAGGGTGTCGTCGTCTTGGTAGATATCCGCCTAGTCCAGCAAAATCAATTCCCGGCGTACGAGGTTAGCCTCGATTGGGTGCTCCTTAGTAACGGCACCTTGGACGATCGGGATGCACTTGCTTCGGCTGTGATAGTTGCGCTTGGTACGGATCGGCTTGCCGACCGCGACGACATTCTTCCCGATCTCGATTCCGATGATCGCCGCGGGTGGTGGGGTGATCTCGATACGGAGGAAATATGGGACGGATGGCCAATAGGCTCGCGGCTGTGGCTCCTGCGTCGGGACAAGATTGTGGGCCCTGGTGCGCAACAGGGTTCAACGCTTGTGCGCGTTGAGCAATACATCCGAGAGGCAATCCGCCCGTTTCTTGATAACCGCACCGCATCCGAGATGAAGGTGCACGCGGAGCGCGTTGGACGCGACCGTATCGATGCGATGGTGACGCTCTTTCGCGGCCCCAGCCGTCCCGTCGAGCTACGCTATTCGGTTCTGTGGGAAGATATTGAGAGAGCATGAAATGCCGGTTTCATCATTCAGGTTGCCAGAGCAGTTAGTGGAATGCTTCGCGCTAGAAAATCTGCAACCGCTTTGGGCAAAAGATAACTTGGCCAAACACGCAAAAATGGAGGCGGCCTATTCCTTGGCAAACCCCGTCTCTGCGTGAAATCCGCTCATTAATCCGCGACCAAGTCCGCGGGGCGCTTCCCGGCGCGGATGCGAGTGTGGCGAATTCCGTTCTACGCGTTCTGAGCGATGCGCAGGGCGGGCTCGCGCATCTTAATCTGCAGCACATAGATTGGCTCTCGCTTCAGCTTCTCGCAGACACGGCCGAGACTGAATGGCTTGATCGTCACGGCTTCATCTGGCTCGTCAACGCCGATCACACTCTAGGCCGCAAGACCGCAACCCTGGCCGAAGGGATTGTGACATTCACCGGGATAGCGGGCACCGTTGTCCCCGAGAACAGCCGGTTGGCCGGGGGCAACGGCGTTGAATACGAGACGATTGAAGAGGTAACGATCGGTGGCGGACCATCGGAGGCGGACGTGCGCGCCATCGATCCGGGGGCGGCAAGCAACCAACTGCCCGGGGCAGTGCTATCGCTGATCACAGCAATTCCAGGCGCAGACCCGGGCGCCACCGTCCTTGTAATGACGGGCGGGGCCGACGAGGAGAGCGACGACCTTCTACGCGTCCGCGTCTTAGAGCGCATTCGCAATCCGCCGCACGGCGGCGATGCGATGGATTACGTTCTATGGACGAAGGCCGTTGCTGGAGTGAGCCGGGCGTGGGCCGCGCCATTGGAGATGGGAGTCGGGACCGTCACCGTTAGGTTTATGGCCGACGACCTGCGGGCTGCCACCGCGGGCTTCCCGCTCCCGCAAGATATCGAAGCGGTGCGCGCGTATCTGGACATTCAGCGTCCGGTTGCCGTCAAGGATTTCTTTGTCGAGTCGCCAATCCCAGAGCCGATTGATTTCACGATCGAGGGCTTGGAGGATGATAACAACTCCACCCGCGGAGCGATCCAAGCAAGCGTCGAAGAGATGTTGCACGAGCGCGCAGCGCCAGCATTTTCGATGGATGGCGTTCGACAGGAAGCCCAAACAATTTATGCGGCATGGGTCAGTGAAGCAATTCTGCAGTCTGCCGGGGTGCGACATTTTCACTTGATAATGGATGACCACGTCATGCCCAACGCCGGCTGCTTGGCGGTGCTCGGGGCAATAACGTACGTATAAAGATGATCGCATCCGATGCCGGATATTACGCCCTCCGCAGGCAACCTTGTCTTTTCGCCGGTTGCCCCTGCGGTAGCACGCGGGATTTATATCCCGCAGGCGCAGCTTGCTCTGTCAACTGCGCTATTTTCGGTCGTTTTGTCGGCAACCAGCCCGGTCATTGAGCCGTCGCAGGCGCAGCTTGCTCTGTCAACTGAGCTAATCGCGGTCGTCTTATCGGCGACC